ACATATACTTCAGGAAGTTTTGCCTCATTCGTTCTTCCGCGATAGCATATCCCTGGTAGAATTGCCCCGCTACAACAAAGCACATGATTGCCCATGGATCCGAATCCGTCAGTGTTAACTCCTCTCCCGTCAATTCTTGGTATCTGTCTTCAAAATCCTGTATCATGTTTTGCATGATCGTTTCGATATCCTGCTCTTCCTCGCTTATAAGGGAGATTTCAGGAAGGTTATCCAGACTGCTACTCAACTCCCATCACCACCTTCAATTTATGCTCTGCTGTATAGTACACGTCTGAGACTTGCGCTCGTTCTTCCCAATCGCCAATTTCTTCTGCAACATCTGCTGCATGTGCTCTAAGATCCGCCGGAGAGTTACTATCCGGGAGTAATTCGTCTACCCCCATATCCCTCATGTAAGGGACCGTGCCACGCTGTGATGCAGCTATATTGAGTACTGTCCGTTTGATAGACTCTTGATCGGTAATTGTCATGCTATCGATCAGCTGGTCTGTTTCTACGTTAACCTCGCTCATTTCCATCTCCTTACTTTGGAATCTTAATCTTCCATCCGACAGACAAGACATTTGGGTTCGTCAGCACATGGTATCCTTTTGTTTTTTTCCTGTTGGCGTTATAAATCTTCATGTATGACGATCCTTTTCTGTAAAATCTCTTCGCTAACCCGAATAGGGTATCTCCGCTTTTAATCACATAGGCCGTATATGATACTTTCTTCGGAGAATGATTTACCTTGCTTTTCGAAATCTTCTTTGTTGTCGGATTCTTTTTTGTTTTCTTCGGCTTCTTTTTCTTCTTTTTCGCCTGGTGCGGATACTCTTTAAGTTGGAGATCGAAGGTTGCTTTGATTGGTGTTCCGTCTTTCCAATGGTCGGTGAAGGTTGATTTGTATGATGTAACCACCCACAAGCAACTTCCTAGCTTTTTCCCACCTAGCGTGAAGTAATACGCTTTTCCTTTGGATCTTATCGACTCTAATTGGCTCAGGACATGCATAGGTCTAACCCCATATCGCACATCTGCATACACTGTTAACGATAGCGTTCTAAGATCTGGGCCGATGAATTCAAGATGGTTTTTCTTCTTAATTCTCTGATGCTCTTCCCACGACGCTCCGCTATCCATAGATAGGTTGTAGAACGACAGAAGGTCTTCTTGCTTAACTATGAATTTAATTCCTCCATAAGCTCCTATCTTCATCTATCACTCCTTATATACCAGATTGTCTGCTGTTACTTTTTTGGCCGATACGTCTCCGGTAAATGTCGCGCCTGCTGCACTTATATCGCCAGCGGCTGATACAGCTTGTGCAGCTATCTCTCCGCTGCATGTTACTTCATCAACAACCAATGTCTTAACCTTTGCTGTTGCAGCTTCAAGCTCTGTGCAGATAACTTTTTCTGCTTTCAATGTCTTTACCTTCGTCACCGGAGCATCTATGTAGATCGTTTCTCCGTCATACGATATTGATGTTCCATCTTTGAACTTCATGCTTTCGAACGACAGCTGACCTACTTCTACATCATTCAGTACCGTGGTTTTTGCTGTTATTTCCAGAAGCTTTTTTGCCTGGTCATACAGTATATGATTGCCATCCGGTAACTCTTTACACACGATGTTTTTTCCATTGCTTTTTGGCTTCGTGATATCCGAATAAGGAGTCCCTAGCACGATTGCAGCTCCAATATCCTCATCCGGGTATATCATAACTACCTGGTCTTTGACCTTTGGCATTTCATACAGCAGTGACAGATATGGGACGTCTGTGATAATCATTGACTCTCTCGCCTCGATCATCACATCAACCATCCCTGCTTTATAATTTACCTTTGATACTTTCCCGTATGTTAAGCCCATACTTTCTCCTTGTGCGCCGGCGCATTTTTTAGAATTTGGTAACCACCTTGTGAAGCGTAAGGCTGCATGTATATGCTCCTCGTGACTTCTTGTGAGTTACCGAGTCTATGAAGTATTTGCCATCCATTTTCCCAAAGCCTTTTAACTGGACAGTCGATGCCGCTTTATACCTCACGTCTCCCTCTACTTCAAAGCTCATCGTAAAATCTTCTCTAAGAGCTTTCCTTAATGCTGCCTTTGCTTTATGTTCCGCTTGGCTAAGCGAATCCGCTTTGTCACTGACATACATTTTTCTCGTGCCTTTCATGCCTGGTACTTTGAATTCATATGTTCTTGCGGCTTCTTTCTTTCCGACAGCGTATTGCATCTTAACTCCGTCGTAGACTTTCGATACCGCGGCATGTCCGCTATAATCTCCAAGAATATCCGAGTACTTGATCGTCCTCACTGCCTTCTTCTTCTCGTATCTTGTCTGATCGTATGCTACAAGTTTGTTGTTAAATACTTTAAGACAGATATCAAAGCTGTCGCATAACGAAAAAGCAAATTCCAGATCCGTCTGGCCGCTCTGGCTTTCTTCGCTAATCTTGTGATCTCCAGTGTCGAACACCAGCTTCATCCCCGCCCTTTTAGCGATGTCTCCCAAAATCTGCTTGACCGTTGTTTTCTTCCATGTCCTATTTCTCTCTGTTTTTGAGAACCCGCTTCTTTTTGGGACAGCTATAGCTGACAGGGTCACCCTCGAAGGCTGACCGGATGGATTACATTCGTCTATGTAAAATTTCCCACAGAACAGGCTTCCGTTTGTTTTTCCGCTTTCCCAGGCTTTCGTTTTGATCCAGCATTTCAGGTAGTCTCCGGAACGTGGGAACCACGCTCCGATCCACTTCCTGTCTGAGTCATCCATTGTAAGGTTAACTACATCCGCCTGGCCTGTGGCATAATCTTCGTAGGTGTAGTCTTCGCACCCGTCCGTGATAGCCGCCGTATCCTTTGACCTGTTATAGTGAATCGCCACATAGCTTCTCATGGTATCCATGATCATTCCTCCTCACTATCTTCATCATCTAAGTCCGGCTCTTCTTCGCTATCGTCATCATCATCTCTCCATGATGGCTCCTCTTCTTCGTCTTCATCTTTCTCGATTGCTGGGCACCATACTTTAACGCCTGCAGGGAAGATATAGTACTCAAGAATTCCGTAGTTCTCAGGAGCCTGCATAAGCTCCTGCACCTTGAGTTCGTCCTGGTAGACAATCCAGGCGATGTAATCCCACATGTCTCCTTCTTTTGTTGTGTAAAAATATCCACCCATAGCTTACCTCTTGAATGATCTTCTCTGTCGCTGTCTGCTGTACTCATCTAACATGTTCTGCAGATCTTTGTAAGACATTTGAAGTCCACGATGAACATCTTCTGATGTGGCTGAGCCCGTTATTGTTACTGTCGGTGAAAATGCTATGCTTATATTCCCTCCGGCTGATCCATGTGATTGCATCGCATTGACCGCTCTCGCATCTCTGCCCATCCCCATTCTTGCTCCAGCTTCGAGCCACAGCCTTCTGGCTCTTTGCGTTCCGTCCAACGGAATGGCTGCTTCTGGTCCTTTCTCTGCGAATGTGGTAAGGATCGGCGAATTGTATATTCCTCCGACAGCATTTTGATAAATCTTGCCTGGATCGATATTTACATTCGGGTTATTGCCCTGGATCAGCATGTTTGTCAGGCTCAGTGCCTTAATCTTCTTCCTTAGCTCAACCTTTGGTGTGACCTTAAATGGAACCGTCACGCTGATTCCGCTTGAGAATTTACTCTTGGCGTAAGAATTCGACTCCTGCCATACGGAATTGATACCAGGATGTACACCATTCTTGTTCGCATTGATAGCGTCTGATAATTCCTTCGGAATCTCCATTCCTTTCTGCTTCATGTATGAAAGCAGCTGTGAAGCGTATGGCGAATCCTTCATGGCTTCTGCCACCGTCTGCCATGATACCTCAGAGCTATTCGTCAACTCTTTGAGAACCTGGATGTCTCGAAGCCCATCTGATAGTTCTTTCGGGATTTTAAGACCTTCCTGTCTATATTTGTCCCGGAGAGCCTTCATCTCTTTTTCTCTCGGCTCTAACTGTTCCAGTAACTTTCTGATTGCTCCGGAAGTATCTCCACTGATTGCATTCGGAATCAAGCTGTCTCTGATATCCATTAACAGATTTTCTCCGCTGCCGTATGCAGCTTTCGTGCTGTCATCTGTCATGTAATCTTTGATCTGCTTTGCTATATTCTTCTTTGCTTCCTTCGTTCCCTTCGCTATATCATCCTTGTAATGAGATTCAATTTGTTCTGCAAGGAATGACGCCGAATTCGTCTGAGTTTTGGTCGACTGGTCGAGATATGCTTTGTATAACTCCTGCTTTTGGCTGGCGAAATCGCTTCGCGTGATGCTTCCATCTTCTAGCTGGGCATACAGCGAGGTCATGCCCGTCTGATATGCTTTCTTGTATCCCTCGATAGTCTTATCTGTTGTTTTGGAAATCTGTTTTTCCAGGTTCTTGAACGATGAAGGTGATAAGTCCTGTCCTTCGTATTGAACTGCAGCTGTATCAAGAGCTGCCTGGTACTTTGCATTTGACAGCTTATTCTGCATATTCGCAATCTGCTGCTCTAAATTCGACAGTTTCTTTTCTTCGTCAAAATCCAAAAAGCCATCTTCAAAAGCGTCGTTAACTGCTTTCTGCAGATCTTTTCCTAGCTTTGCTAGTTTTCTCTTCTGCTCTGCGTAATAATCATTTGTACTGCGTGATACATCATTGTCGGTTCCGCCCATCAGCAGCTTAATCTGCATGTTAACTGCGTACTGCTTATTCTCCAGCCATTGCTGTGTCTGTTCAACCAGTGACTGTGCGTTAGTCTTGTAGGAGTCGATATCCGTCTTGTCAAGTTCAATTCCCACTTCCGCTTTCCAGTTGGCTTTTCCCAGTTCTTCACGAACTGTCTTCAAGCTATCTTCCGTTTGCTTGAGTGCTGCGTTCTGATCGTCAATAGCGTTCAGCGCATCTCTTGTATCGATTCCGACCACCTGGTCAGCCGCTTCCTTAATCTCTTCAAGCGAAAGAACTACATTTCCAAAATGCTGTTCCATATTCTGATTGATGAGGTCTTCGTTATGCGCTTTGATCTGCTCAACCGCTCCTACTACTCCACCGATAGCAAGCCCTATCAGCGCCACTTCCTTCCCTATCGGGGTAATCCCAGCGAGCATCTTCGTAAATGCTTCTCCTTTTTCGAGAGCGAACGTCGCCGTCTTAATGCTGATGACCGTCGCTAGCACTCCTTTAAGAATTCCTCTGTTATCAACCATTGCTGAGCCGAAATTCAGTGCTCCTTCTGTAGCTGATTCGAGAGCATCTCCCGCCCCATCAACAGCTTCCACGATGCTGTAAGAGTTTTCGTTGCCCCACTTTTCTATGGCATCTGTAATCTCCGGGATCTTCAGCGCCATAGAGTCTACCGCTTCCATGGCTGACCCTGAGAACACTTCGACAGATCCGATCTTCATGTCGTCCATAGCCGACTTAAATCTCTCTCCCGATGCAGACAGCGTATGTGTCGCTGTCTTATTCATCGTATTAAGTGCTCCAGTTGAATCTCTAATAGCTCCTTTTAGTTGATCCCAGTTTGATACCGAATTCTTACCTGATGTAGCCACTCCGTCTAGTAGATACTTCAGCTGTGAATAGTAGTGCGTTCCAGCAAGGTCTTTAAGATAGCCTGCCTGTTCCTCTGTTGACAGTCCGCTCATAGCTTTTTGGATTCTCTTCAACAGTTCTTCGAATCCTATAAATTGCTTATTTCCATCGTACATCTCAACATTGAGGTTACGCATAGCCTTCTGTGCTGTTTTGTTTGCTCCAAACCTTGAGATGATGGCATTCAGCGTTGTTCCTGCTTCAGTTCCCTTACGTCCTGTATTCGCAAGAATACCTGTCGCAGTTGCTAAATCATCAAAATCCACTCCCAGCACTCTGGCAGCTCCGCCTGTCTTGATCAGCGCCTCCATGGCCTGTCCAGACGTTGTATTCGCCTTATTATTAAGCTTTACCAGCTTATCCAGGTACGTGTTCAGGTCGTCCACGCTCATCCCCGTTGCTGACATCGAATCGGTTACAAGGTCCGATGTAGTTTTAAGATCTGCCTGTGTAGCTTCTGCAAGCCTTAATACCGGCATTAACCCTTTGACCGAATCGTTTACATTCCATCCAGCTAAAGACATGTAACCTAATGCGTCAGCAGACTCTGCGGCTGTTTTCGTCGTTGCTCTTCCGGCTGATCTGGCCGCATTTTCTAACTGCTTATACTGTGCTTTCGTCGCATCTGCGATTCCGGCTGTATTTGCCATTGATTTTTCAAATGTTCCGTATGTTTCTACCGCATCAACGGCTAAATTTTTAAGATTGATGGCTGCAAAGGCAGTTCCGATCAGCCTTGCTGCCCTCTTGGCTGTTCCTTCCATCCCTGTGATGGATTTCGAAGCTCTGTTGATGTTGGCATAGTAAGATCCCGCGGTCTTTGCGCCTATCAAATATTCGAGCGTATAAGTGCTATTTGCCATCTTATCCTTCCTCCATCTCTTTTTGAGCCTCTATGATGTCTTCTACGATTTCCATGAAATCTAGCATCGGCATGTTCCGGAGCGAGTCGAGACTTGTTGATGTCCTCATGGATACTCGTACTATCATCTTTTTTATATTTCTTACAAGGTTCTCACTCGCTCCTAGCCAAATAAAAAATAGATATAGATGCGTCCTTTGATCTCATTCATATCTCTCCATGACAGCATGTTGAAGAACTCAACAGGAAGCCCCGTCACTAACATAGCTACATGCTTGCAGTAAACAGTGTCTTCATATTTGTGAGTTGGATGGTGCTTCATATCTTCCATCACTTCATCGATGTACTCTGCGTCAAGTGTTGTTAACTCTCTGAGCCTTGTCAGATCGAGCCTGTCATATTCCTTCCCGTCGAATCTATACTTCTTCTTAAATTCTACGGTCAGACTCATGTTTTTATATATATCACCCATGTCATTCTTGTTTGCTGTAGCATCGGCTTTTGCTTCCAGCTCTGCTTCCTGGATGTTCTTTTCGTTTTTATCCATTTTTTGTCTCCTCTGTAAAAAGGACCAGACCGAAGCCCGGTCCCCCAGCTATTCTATAAATCTTAGATCATGTCAGAAATGCCTTCGAGCATATCTACTCCATTAACTACATATTTGTAGTTGAATTTGTCAATCTCTGTGATTACGGTTCCATCAACCTCATCCTTGTAATAGGTTACTTCCTTCGTTACCTTAGGATTACCGTAGCCGCCCTTCTTAAGAGATCCATACGCTACCTCCTTGGTCATTCCCTTGACGGTGATAGTTCTGTTCTTGTAGATCTTGGCTGAAGTCTCTGGGTCGATGAACTCCTGTGCTGCTCTCATAATGATTGCATCTCCATCATTAGCAACAAGGTCAAGAGCCTGCACACTAATGTTTGAAAACGGAATCTCAATCTGCGCGCTATTTAACTGACCGACAGTCGGTGAGTCGAACTGACCGGCGAATCCTGCCAGATTCAGTGACTCTGACATGTTAGTGAAGGTAGGAAGCTGCACCTCATCTGTAATTCCCATCAGCTTGCTTCCTGCTTCTGCTGTCTTACGGTAGACATTGAACTGATTGATCTTATCAGGAATTAGATTCTTACCCATTACTCGTTACCTCCCAGCATTGTATTGATAGCATTCTCCAAGATCGAAGAATCCCATGTGAATCTGTTATCAATGTATTCTGTTGGCACGTAGTCCGCATAGCGAGTGTGGAATGTCCAGTGGCCCTGAAGGATCTCGGACATTGGATTCTCGTCCTTGCTGAACAGGATCTGTGCTCCTGCTAATACATCCGGTACAAGTGCATTAAGTGCTGCATTGAAATTCGTAACGATCGACTGCATCTCCTTGATTGATCCGCTCTTGCCAATATGAACAAGCTGCTCAGTTTTGAAGCGGTTCTCAAGATAGTTGCCCATTAATACGCACTTGACGAAGCGGTTGTTCGGAACTGTATCTCGTGGGAACGCTGCCGTATTGTTACCCCAGCACTTCCATCCTCCGAAGTAGAGGAAAGATGCGATTCCGTTCGCGTTGAGATAGTTGTTGATCTGCTTCTGTGTGAAGAAGACCTCTGTTCCGTCGCTCAGGCACGCTGCGTCAATGCGAGCATCCTTGTTATCGGAGCTCTCTGATGGAACATTGCCATTCTCAACGCACAAGCTCTGGAGCCTTGCTCCATAGACTGCAGATGCACTGATGACTTTTCCCGCAACCTTGACCATTGGCCATACCGGTAAGAGCCATCTTGTCATAAGTCCCGCCTCGTCCTTTGCTGCCGGAACATCCGCGATATTGCGAACACCTTCAGCATTAAGGTCGACCACGGCAAATGAATTGATGATGTTACCGTTGATCATCGCTTTTGCTTCGAGAGCTGCTGCGACTGCTGGATCCTTCGAGTATCCAGGTGCCAGAAGCAGCGATGGAATGATGCCGAATCTAGGATAGATCTCGTCAATCAACTCGATTCCCTTGCGATTGTTATTCGCATCGATACCACCGATGATATCTGCAGTTGTAACACCGCTCGGATTTAACTTCTTGAAGCCGATGTTGAGCGATGTGGCACTAGCCAGCGCTCCATCTGGTGTTACAGTAACAACGAGATATCCGTTAGTATCGAACGACAGGATATAGTCTGTATTAAGCACTGCTGCTGTCTCACCATTTGCTACGGTCACATTTGCGAGAAGAATTCCTTCCTGCTCAACGACCACCCTGCCTTTATTTACTTTGAATGCTGCGGCGGCAACTGCTGTTACATGTGCTGGGTTGCTTGGATCCAGTACATTGATCATGACGAGCGGAGCAACTGTGAATGCCTGGAACGATGCCAGCACGCTCTGCATCAGCGTGTAATTGGTATAGTCCTTCGTATCACCGAACAGCTCCTTCACTTCTGCTCTGCTTGATACGACGATCGGTTTATTTACTGCAGATGCTGGGTCTGGCAGTAAGTTGATTGGCGCCGTGCCAACCACAGCCTGGATGCCATAGAGAGCTTTTGCGGCTTCAACTGAAATCGCCGCATCGCGTTCTGTCTCGATGGTGTGCTTGTAATCCATCTTTTATTTCCTCCTTAACTTAATGCTTTGGTCTGCTTGTACGCTTCATTTATAATTGAGCCTTCTTCTCTGAGGCTCTTCTTCGCCTCGACAATATCCTTCATTTGGATGAAGAGATACTTCGCCAGCGGACTCTTTTTTGTCGCTTCTGCGATGACAGCGACAGGCTTATAGGTGAAGACCTGATTTGCCAGGACTACTCCTGGGATATCCGGCCCGATGTAAAATGTTGTAGTGCTCATACCAAATCGTTAACTCCTTCCGTTAATGTCTCTGGAAGCTTCCACTGAGTGATCAAGTCACTCTCATAATAATTCGGGTAGCATTCCTGATTAAATCTCTTATGAGCTCCATTCGTCTGAAGTTCATACTTGCCTTCAAGAATTGTCTTCTTACGCAGGTCTTCATATACCTGATTCATGATGTCAGCCAGGACAAGGTTGCCCTGATGCTCCATGTCTTCGAAGTGAATTGAGAATAGGCAGTGAATTGTCACGACCCATTCCCCATCGTCATTCTGATCTTCGTCATCAATCATTACGAGAATGTAATTTTCCTGATCCTCTGGATCTTCGTCACTCTTCCAAGGCTTTTCCTGTCGATATACGTTGATTGGAACCCAATTTGTCTCGCCGTCTGCCGGTGGAACCTTAATTGAATTCTTCTTAATCAGTCTTTCGAGCTCGGCGACGATCGCCTTCTGTAAGTCAAGATCTGTCATATTCACCTCTTGTTCAGGATGTACTCAGACTCATGGATCATTCTCTTCGCGAACATCTCCGATGTATCACGCATGAACCTGTCGTAGACCTTCTTATTCTTCATAACCTGCGTTAATGCTGGCGCTGCGACCCCTTCAATCTGTCTTGATCCTTCTGCTGTTCTTCGGAACAATCCGACGAATCCGCTTCTTGTAATCTGCATGAACGGCTTCCTTGATCCGCCCAACTCGATTCCTCCAGAATGAGCCTTCATGACATGCGCTCGATAGACCTCTGGATCCGGATTGTAGGCGCTTGAGCTTCTGACCGGATATCCTGGTGTGACGACGGATCTGCCATGTGTTGACCAAGTGAACAGGTTCTTATGAAGGGACTCGAAGTGCAGTACGACCCAAGGCCTTACCGATGATGCTCTTGTGACCTTCAAGTCATGCTCTACATCTGCCTGCCTTACCTCGTATATCTTCGCCGTCTCTTGCTTAATTGCTTTTTTTCCGGTTGTCACCGACCTGTTTGCCGCTCTTGAGATAACGGTCCCTGACATCGTCAGGAGCTTACCGAACGAAGCTTTCGCCTCGGCGTCGTCCACGGTACACACAACCTGCATCATACCTGTGTCCTCCCTATTCCTAGCTGCCATACGCCCATGGTGTGTTTGACCGTCTGAATGAACATCGTCTGACCGTCAAGCTTAATCATCGCATTAACGGTGTATTTTCCTCTCGCATCCTTATCCCGGATAAAAAGTAGATGCTTGTTAAGATTAATGGCTGACTCCTTTGGATTGAGATTCGACCTTGAGGATCCATGTGTTGTCTTTGCATTGGCAAATTGCACATCCGTAACCACAATATCGATGTTTCTCCCGTCTACATTGTGCGTCTCCGCAAATTCTTCCAAATCAAAGAACGTCTCATCTAAGTCTTCCAGTACAGAGTCTTTGAACATTCGCTAATCCTCTTCCTTCTTCTTTGCTGCATGTTTCTTCTGCGGCTTCCGGTCTTCCAGCACTTCAATAAGGCCTTCTTCCTTCATCCACTTCTTATCAAGTCCAGAGAGACCTGTGACAGTCTCTCCTTTCTTGAAAATCTTGGAACCTACAGCAATCTGACTGATCGCTTTAATCATAATCAATCTCCGTAGATCTTAGTCTGATATGCAATAACTGCATCCTGAAGGTCTTCCAACTTCTCATCTGTGGTCAGTCCTGAGCATCCGATTGATGTTGCGTAACTGATCACGCTTGCCTTCGTCTTGAGTGCACGGATTTCTTCCTCCGTCTTAAGCACTGCACCCGGGGTCTGTGGCTCGTCAGTATCAACAGAGTTATCTGCGACTGCCTGTGACACAACTGGATCGTTGATGTTAGCTGTAAGCCATCCGTCCCAATCTAAAGGGTAAGGTACTGGACGTGAAAAAGCCTGGACTTCAAGCACGTTGTTCTTCTCGTCCGCATAAATTCTTGGTACGATAGCATCCGCATAGCTCTCGAAGTGCTCTCCCTTAAGGAAGGATACCTGTGCATATGCTGTTCTTCCCATTCCTGGATGCAGGAACATCAGTGTTCCTACTGGGAATATTGGCTTTGACTGACCATCAAGATCCTCATACGCTTCGTCGTAAGTGAACATGGAGCATACTACTCCGTTGATATTGATGTCGCCATTGTAGGTAACTCCCTCCGGGATCTCCTTCTGATTGATTGAGCCCGTCTCTACCATGCGCTTGTTGTAGAACTCAAGGAAGTCTTTGTCTGTCATAAGCAGCATCGATACATCGCTTGTCATAACAAGGTCTGTGGCGTGAACTCCACGCTTGCGTAAGATGGAAGCCATCTTATAGAACTCTGTGATTCTCTGAGCAGCTGTCATGGTGTTGAAGTCAGCTGTGAACTGATACTTGTTCTTGAATTCTCCATCGTAGAATCTGAGAACAGATCTTTTGTAATTCTGGTCCTTCGCTGCGTCGTCCGCGGAAGAAAAGTGCTTCATAACTGTCTCGCCCTTTGTGAGAATCTCAGCGCACATCAGCTCCTGTCTGCGCATTACAGAATTACGAAGATCGTCAAGGTGCTCCGCCTCTACCTCATTTTCTCTATCAGCTGGTGAACGATTAGAGTTAGGGTCTTCGCCAAAAGCCTTCTGGGCTAAATCCTGAGCTGTGATTGGCATCTTAGGAGCGATATATGGAGCCTCTACTTCATACGCTCTGTAGCCCTCCGACTCAAGTGTGATTCCGTTAACCTGTGGAATAACAAAAGGCGCTACCTTACGTCCCTGCTTCTTGGTCTCAATCAGAGCCTTCTCGCTGAAATAGCTCTTGCCATCCGGAAAGTAACGGTTCTTGATGAATCGAACAACCGGATACATCTTCTTGACCGCATCGATCATGCTGTATGTATTAGTGATCATCTTTGTCCTCCTCTTACTTTAAGTAGATGCCCTTGGATCTGAGAGCCTCAATATCTGCTGCTGTTAACTCCGGATTCGCAGCAACTCTATCTGCATGAAAATCTCCAGAGGTATATGCTGTAACTGTAACGTCTGTGTCATCCGTTGCGAGAATGACCTCTTCCGCAAGGATAGCTGCCGGCGCTCCGTCCTTCGCATGCACTGTCCATCCGTTTGTGGCGTCAAAATCGAGCACCTGCCCCGCTGCAAGAACAGTCTCCTTTTCCACTGCTACTTTGAGGGGCACATTTTTTGCATCGATATCATGCTGCGCGTCGTAAATCAGTCCACCTTTTCCCAACTCGTAGGCTGGCTTATTTAATACTCCCATTACTTTGCTCCTTTCTTCGCATTGACGAAGCCAGCAAGCTGATCGCCTGCCTTATCTTCTGTATCTTCACCAGTGTCTACTTCACCGGCTCCAACCTCTGTTGCTCCACTCTCGTTAGAGTCATCAATGACATTTTCCATGTAAGCAGAAGCAGCCTTCTGTCCGCTGAGAAGTGCCTGATATGCAAGATCTCGCGCATTCATGACATTCTCTCCGTACTTCGCATTAGCCATCATCTCTGCTGGCACTGTTGCTGAAATATCATCAAGTTCCTTCAGACGGTCACGTTCTGCTGATACTCCGTTGGCATAAGCCTCCGATGTCAGCTGATCGATCTCGGTCTGAAGCTCTGGATTCTCAGCTAATACCTCTTTAAGTCCCATCTTCAGTCCTCCTTCTTCATTCTTGATTACTGGGTCTGTATGTGTCAGGTCGAGATCGACCGGACTTGTGATATCTGTGTGCGCCGGCGCATTTTTTGCCAATTCCAGCGCCGTTAGTACTTCGAGCGCTTTTTCTTCGCTCACGACGATTGAAGAAGCGGAAGCTGCCATCTGTACTAGTTCCTGCTCTGGTGTGGCCTGCGGATCAGTTGTGCCTTCTTCCACTGGATCTGATCCTCTGTCAATTAGCCCGTCGACGAATTTTAATTCGACCGCGCGTGATGGTCCCATGAACGTTTCGTTATCCATCAACTCCTGGATCTCATCGCGTGTCTTTCCTGTTTTTGCCTCATATACATTGATAATTCCTTCGTTTATCTGTTGAAGGCGATCGGCCGTCTTCTCATGTTCTCTGTAATCTCCCTCTGAAGGCGCTGAACAGTTATGAATCATGAACACCCCAGCTTCTGAGATCATCGACTTGTCGGCTGCGCACGAAAGGATTGTTGCTGCTGAAGCTGCGTAGATGATATGTGCTTCAATATTTCCTTTATATTCTTTGAGTGCGTTGTACATCTCATATCCTGACACTACAACTCCTCCTGGTGAGTTGATCTCCAGAATGATATCTTCTCCGTTGGCATCAGCCAACTGCTGTTTAAGCTGATTCGGATATGCAGCGCTGATTCCAAACCATCTATAGAGCAGTCCGACTGTATCTGATACAATCTGGCCTTTAATCTCAATCTTTTTCATTCGTATCCTCCTTGTTTGCTTCTAAAAGACGCTCATTTTCGCCCTTTAGAGTACGGATATTGTCCTCGAAGTCGCTTCCATTCATAGCTGCACATTCATCCTCGTGCGTTGACAGTCCATTCTGGATGCGTGTTACTGCCGCATTTACTTCTGCTACGGGATTGAGATATCCCTGCGCTGTTCCATTCCATGTGGCTTTTGTGTAAGCTTTTGCTATCATCGGGTCCAAAAAGTAACCAGGAGCGCTGATTCTTCCTTTCGCTACCGCCTCTGAAAACCACATATCGTAGATTTGCTGGCAGAAGTCATTGACGAACCACTTTCTCCGCATCGTGAACGACTTCCATGTCTCGTTTATGGCTCCCTTTGACGCTGAAAAGCTTGCATTGAATTTTTTAAGCAATACTTCTGGCGCTATCTCTAGTGCCGCTCCCACTTGCATGGCCATTGATTCTATGAAATTTCCATAATTCCCGCCCGGATGCGCCGATTCTACCGCCTGAATTGACTCTCCATCCTTAAGGAAACTGACTGTACCTGTTCCTAACTTGATATGGTCGTCATCATCTCTTGATGCCGGAGTCATATCATCCTCTTCGTCTACTCCGCCGAATCCTCCCATGTCGTTCCCTGTCTCGGTTGTAACGAATAGTGCAAACATCGAATTTACCACAGCCGCCATGACTTCCGCTTCGGTGTATCGCGTCATTTGCTTGATAATATGGATAACTGGCGCTAAGAATGGCACGCCACGATACTGTTCTGCTCTCTCTGCGTTGAACACATGGAGAATATTCTGGTTTCCCGTCTTATTTCCTCTTTTTGCAACGCGGGTCCATGTCTGTCTCTTTGTATTGCTATGTTCTCCCGGGAAGGTTGAACTTATCCAATATGCTACGACCTTTCCTTTTTGGTCGAGCTCTAGTCCATTCATGATCACGTTCCCGTCTTTTTTCGTGATGTCGTATCCGAAGTACTCTGCGTTCATGCTTCCAGGTGAACATACTCGGTCCGCTTCAATCAGCTTTATTCTCAGCTGATACGGCATGTACTCCTGCTCATCTTCGTATTGAATCAGCGCAAATTCTTCTCCATTTTTCAGCCAGTCAGCAAAAGCGATTTGCTGCAATTCATAAAAGCTGTGCTGATCGTTTGCATCGCAAAACGTTCCTGATGCCCATAAGTCAAATTCTTTTTTTATCTTTTGCTGAAGAGTCATTGCTTCTTCTTGCGATATTCCTAGGAATTCATAGTCTATCTTCGGCTTCGGAACAAGACCTGCACCAACCACATTCGTTCTTGTAACATTGACAGCCGCTGTTCCGATCGGGGCGTTCATCGCAAGATCGCGTGTGCGCTCCCTCAATGTCTTTCGGTTTTCTTCAATGTCACTTTTCGCCGAATAGCTTGTAGCGTCATACTTTTCGGCCCATGTCTGTCTTCTCGACGCTCCTCCATGGCTGTATCCCGAATTTGTAAACTGTTCAATAGCCTGTGTCTGCGCTCTCATCGCTGCTACTCTTGCCTTGGACTTCTCCGCCTCCTCTGTGAGGCGCGTAGCCTCAAGTTCCCTCTGCAGAGCTTTTTTCTTTTTGTAATTATCAAAAAATCCCATGCTTCACTCCTTACAGTGGAACTACTCTCGATACTCTTCTCTTTGACGATCCATACTGCTCGTACTGGTCAATCGCGGATTCCAGTTCTACGATTTCATCGTTTATCTCTTTCAGGCTCGCCCTATTCAGCTGATTTGCTCCGATTGTATAGCTTTGTGCTTCAAGCACTTTCTTTTTCGCCTTCTTGAGATCCGCCAGTTCAGCCTTCGCCTCTTCATACTGTGATTTCGTTCGAATTATCTTCACTGTTAAACCTCCAGCCCTTGGATCGGCTTTCTCACCTTTCTTGCTCTCTTTTTTGGAACCATGTAGTTAATTCCTTTTGCTATTTTTTCCTCCAGCAAATCAAACTCAGGTCGAAGTAGGCAGAGTGTTGCGTAGTTGTAATTCATAAGATCGAATGGCTCGTTTCTTAGAATTCCCGTTTTTTTCACCCACACTTTTTTGTATACGCCTCCGACTTTCTTCTCTATTTGCCTTTCTGATGTAAGGCCTTTGAAGTATTCTTCATCGTATCCTCTGCCTTCTTCCGCAGGAAAATGGCAAAAACCTGCGCCTGGTTCGGTGATTTTCAATCTATTTGTTATGTCTTCCTTACCTGAATCAACTCCGAGGATATACAGTACTGTTCTTCCAACCACTACTTTCCTTCCTCTTTGCTCTTCTGTAATTTCAACAACTGACCTTTTATATACCAGCGGAATGTCTGGCTTTGCTGCATAGCCTTTGATCGCGAAGCATTTTTTTCCTTTTTCTCTTTGCTGCTGCGACCATTTATAGACGTTATTTGTAAAGTGACCGCCTGAGTCAATGGCGAACCCTGCTATCCCTAATTCGCTTCCATCTTGGAATTTGAATGTCTGAGATAGGTAATTCTCAAGTTCTCGCCATGGTTTTTCTGTTATCAGGTCTCCGTATATCTCTGTCTTGTAGATTCCCCATGACTCAAATTCTCTTGCCCATCCTCGTATTTCCACCTCAAATCGATCATCCTGTACGTCGACCGCAGCCGTCAGTATTAGTACTCCCTCCGGAAGTTCCGCTCCGTATGACTCCGTTCTTTGACTAAGCACTTCATCATTAACCGTCTGCTCGTCAATAGCTGTCTCTTCCCATGGTTCTCCTAATACTGTATTGATGAACACCTTAAGGTCTTGAGGATCGTGGAATCTTTTCAATCTGTCATCCGCGTCCTTAAAGTTCTGTATGATATCGGCCCAATCGACGAATGGAGAAGCCATCTCGTTCAGCTTGAAGCTTCTCGCTCTGATTCTTTCCGGGTGCTTGGCTATCCACTTATGTTCAGATTCCTTCCATTCCTGTTCTGTTGATAGGGTTCCACATTCTTTGCAAGCCATCGCGACTTCATCGAAAGAGACTCTTTTGAATTCATATGGCTGCCACGCTCCACATACCGGGCATCTAACGCACCATTCTTCTTGCGACCCTTTCAGATACGCATCTTCAATCTTTGATTTTCCCTTGATAGTCGGCGTTGATGTCTTGATATGCTTCTTGTTCCAATAGGACGTCGCACGTTTTTCCGCTAACTTGATTGGATTTCCTTCGGATCCAGCTGAATCCGGGAAACGGTCTGTCTCATCCATCCATATAACTCTTCTTGGATCGGATGCGAGCGACGATGGGCTGTTAGCTCCCGCTATCGCTATATTTCCGCCCGGATAACTCTTTAACAATATGGTGTTGTCTGAGTTTCTTGCCTTAGGAGAAGCAACCTTCTCTTTGAGCTGCGGTATATCTTCAATCATTTGTGATAATCGCGTTTTAGAAAATCGTTCGCCGTCGTTGATCGTCGGCATGACAATCATCTGCGTGGTCGGTTCATAGTCGATAAAGTAACCAACTCCGCACATGATTATCGTGGTTTTTCCGACCTGTGACGATGACATAACCGATACATCTACAACCTCCGGATCTGTAATAGCATCCATTATTCCTTTTTGGTACGGAATCGTGTCGGACGAGTAATGTCCTGACTCGTTGGACCCTTCTGGTAGAACCATATACTTATCCGCCCACTCGCTTATTGACATTGGTGGCTTTGGTCTAAGCACTCGTGCTAATCCCGCCATGAATCTCAAAGTGTGGAAGGATACTTCTTTCTGTTCTTTATCCTCCGTCTTTTTCATCTTCAACTCCCAATGCTGATAAGGCACTGCTGTCAACGCTGATATGCTCATCTGAATAGAAGTCTGACGGATTATATGTTGAAAGCTCTGTAAGTGCGTTTCTCACTTCTTGTTTGAGTAGCTTTTGAATTTCCACTCTACTCTTTCCCTCAAGCCTTCGTGCTAATTTGGTTGGGATGGCTTCCATCTTTGACCTGAATTTCGTGAACATGTCTGTCATTACTGCTTCAACATCTTCAGCTTTATGCACTTGGCCTTGGATCAGTTGTAATTTTATTTCTGTGATCTGGCGCTTCACATGTTCGTGCGCTGCTCTCTCTGATTCCAGATCCAGATCCTCTTTTTCATCATCCGTTTTGACGTTCTTGCCAGCGTTTGCCGCCTTAAGTGTTAGAATGTAGCTTTTTGCCGATTCAAATAATAAATATTTGCCGTGCGAATTTCTTTTTACAATCCCTTGATCTGCCAGATAACGGATAGTGCGATCCTTTACTCCGAACAGGTTTTCAAGGACTTTTGAAGTAACAAGAATATCTTGCAGTTCTTCCTGTTTTTTCACCATTCTGTTTTCCTCTAATTCGGCAATCAACCTAAATTTTTGTTATTAGCTAGGCACGCTTTGGGGTCGCCGACC